TTGGTCCTTCGGCTTCCAGTTATGGCACCAAAAGAATGGGGCTTAAACCACATCAGCTTATCTTTAAAAGATGCAAAAAAAACAGACAAGTTTTCGTCAAGTTTACCCTGGACCTGTATCCTGGTTGGGGAATCCTCAGTGGGGTTTACTTCCAGGTTAAAGGCACTCCCGTCCAGATACTTGGACCCGTAAATTTCGCGCCTGTTATTTACATTGTTTACCCACAACCTTCCCTTGTGGGCTACCATCAGACTCATTTTAAGGCCAGGGCTTGAGATAGTGACAGAGTTCCCATCCCAGTACTTCAGCCCATCCGTTTGGTTCCCATAATAGAAACGATCACCAAAGGCAACTCCTACCGTCAGAACATTTACGTCAACTGTTCCAACAAATACGGTGAAATTTGTGATTCCAGCAGTCGCCTTCAATGTGCCGCTGCTTTGGTTTATAAGGTAACGGGTTCCGTTGGAAAGAGGGAATACCCATTTGGATATGGAAGTTTCTGTACTAAAAGCAACAAACCCTTTTCGCGGTTTAATGCCGTTTATAACGTCAGTAACCACGTTCAGAGCATCTGGGCTCTGCCCGTCTTGCATTGTGATCTCTGAGTCGTCGGTGTTAAGTCCGCGTGGACGTGGAAGATTGAAAACTTCAGCGCAAAGCGAAGAAACTAAAAAAAAAAGAGGCAGGATCAGGAGTTTTTTCATTTGCCGCTGCCCGCGCTGATAGATGGGGAATAGTTGTACATGGTGCTGATCCTGTTCCGCATCAGCCCCAGCCCGTTCGTGTACATGGCCAGGTAGGCGTTCGCTTCGTCCACCTTGCGCTCGATCATCTTGATCCTGTACGTGGCATGATAGACAAGCGTCTGATGGTAGGTGTAAAATGCCCTCTTGCCGTCAAATGGTACGTCACTGGCGGCGCTCAGGTCAGGAGCCTGGTAATAGAAGCGGACAGTCACAGTCCCGGTACTGGTAACAGTGGGGATAGGGATATAGGAGATGGTCTGTTGCGCTGAGGTTGTGGCCTGGTCCACCCAATACTCCAGCGGTTCCCCGTTACTCTTGCGCCAGTCCTGGTTGCCATTGTCCAATCCCTTTAAAGTCTTCTCCTCCAACGGTTGGATGTTGCCTTGTGGGTTTTTGAAGTCAACGTGGGTTATGACCAGCAGGTCTGTGGGCAGCAGGTAGTAGGTGGTCAGAGGAGAAAGGGAATAGCTGGAGCTTCGTTCAATTAGCCAAGTGGCGTTCACCACCTCGCGTTGCGCTTCATTGATGAAGTCGAGCAAAACGGCGTCAGTATAGCGTTGCCTGGTTGCGTCAGTGTCCCTGATGTTGCGCCGGACCTGTGTCCGAATGTCCGCAAGGGTCAGGCCGAAACAGTTTACTGAAAACAGGAATAAGGGAAGAACCGCTAAGCAGAATTTTTTCATGAGCTCTTTTTAACCTCGTAAGGTTTCATGGCTTCTTCAAGCAGGCCTCTGTTGTAATAGGTGGGCACGGCACTTACCCTGCCTCTGTCATCAACCACCAGCTCTCGAGACATCACTTTAACGGCCGATCCGGCCGCCACCTCTGCGGCCATGTCCACGTCTGTGTTAAGTATCATCTGACTGGTGTTTCCTCCCTGCAATAAGGAAGTAATTTTAAACGGCTGTTTGTGCTCCAGAGTTCCCTTCAGTTTCAAATTGTCGTAGTCAGAAAATTTACTGAAGGACGCCTTGTACAGAACATAGGTATCCTGCGCCGCCGCCATGGTTAAGCAGGCGAAAACGATACTACTGACTGTGAGCGCCCTTGCCATCCTCATACAATTTCCTCATTACGCCGTCAGTAAACTGCATAGGTTGAGTTGCAGCGTTGTCTATCCTCATAATAACAATATCGTCTATGGATACATTCGTTGCCTGGTTCTCGTTTACGTTAAAAAACCTATCACCAACAAACGGCTCCCGTCCGTTAGCTGTCATTTCCCCGCCTATGGTTTCGCTGTTTGTGCAATTCTTCCCGGCATATTTTCCATTATAAAAAAGTCTTACGGAATCTGAACCAGCAGAACCATTACCATTATAAGTAAATCCAATATGGTACCATTCCATCTTACTGAATGCTGAAGTTGAAAACGTTGAGGATGACTGAACATTCATTCCGGTATTGGTTGTCCAGTAAAGTATGCAACTAACCATCCTACCGGCAAACCCTGTGCAGTTGGTTAAATCTGTAAGGATACTCAACTCCCATCCCCTGTACCCGCTGGCCAATTTAAGTTTAGAAATTACTGTAGTGTTCGCAGTTATCGGCCCTTTAATCCACCCCGAAACAAGCATCTGATCGTATTGAGTTAGCTCGTAGCTCGCTGTTTGACCACCGATTCGGACGTTATCGTTGGTCCCATCGAAAGACAGCGATTTCCCGAACTTTCCAGTCACCCAGGCTGCGCCAGTAATTACCGCCTGAGTGCTCTTGCCAAGAGATCCGGACGCGAGAGACCCCTCGCCTTCATTTAAATGATAGATCTCAATGATGTTGGCCTTCTGCCGATTACCAGACTGGCCGGCAGAACAGAACGATGCCAGTAAAAGAACGGTAAGTACCGCTCTAATTGCCATCGAACCGCCTCCTTACCTTCAGCCACCACCCGAAACCGGTGGGTCCCATTCCCCCCTGAGTTGTCCATGGTGCGCTCGTAATTGCCAGCGCAATCGCTTCTCCTGAATTTATGGTCACAACAGAAGGCAGGATAGTGACGCTTCTCGTGCTCCCGGTGGTCACATGTATCCCTGCGGTAATAAAGCTCCACGTTGATCTGTCCAGGTTCACCACTGTCGAATGGGCGATATTGAACTCCGTAAAAGCAACGGAAGACGAACGGATCAGGTACGCTCCGGCTGCCAAAATGGTTAACGTGCTGTCAGGTACAACGTAGTGCGCTCCAAACGGATCAAAAGTGTCCGATCCCACATATACGTCAGACGCAGGAACCTCCAGATATATGTAGTCGGTAACGTGCGTTGACAGCGGTCCAGCGGCACCGGCCGCGCCTGCCGCTCCGTCAGCTCCAGCGGAACCATTTTTAACGAATTTGGACCGCTTTAGCCCTGCCGCGTTGGCGTTCAGGGCTGAAATGAAAATAAGTAAGGCCGCGATGGCCAGGACGTGCTTTTTCATAGTGTCACCCCTCAGTCCTTCTTGAACCAGTGTTCCGATCCGCTGGCTCCACCCTTGGTCGTTGAGCTGGACCACAGGCCAAAGACGTTGCCTTGACCAGGAACCACCCAGCTATCACCAGCAGCTATGTTAAGGGGATTGGTCGAAGATGACAAGACAATCCCAAACGTGCTGGTAATGACCGTGTATGTAGAATATGACGGATAAAGGGAAAGCATGCCGTCCGAAGTGTTGACAATCTCCCTGAACCGCCAATACGTTACCCCTGCCAATCCAGAATTTTCCGGAGCGCTGGATATGAGGATAAAGCTATTCGTGCTTTTCCTCGCATCTATCAACCTGAAATGGTTGCCGTAGTCTTCAACCACGGGATCCACCGTTACCGCCCTCTCCGGCCCTGACGCGGCTGACCATCCTTGCGAGGAGATCAGCAGCGTTGTCAGGACAGACAGGGTAAGTAGAACTGCTTTAAATGTATTCATAAGTCCCCCTTGCCTGTCTGTTTTTTATGGAAATGTCCTTTTTCCTCTGTGCATGAAGATATAGTCAAGGAACTGGTTCGGAACATTTTTTGGAGTAATGGTCCCGAACGTAGGGCTGATGGTGACTTGTGGATCAGTTGCCCTCACCGTTGTTGACCCCTCAATTATTTTGTAAATATCGTCTGCCCTGTCAAAATAATTGCCCAGTCCTATCTTGTTCCCAATTCCAACCTGAATTTTAACGTCTTCAATCGTGCAGCAAACAGAAGACGCCGAAATTGCCACGGAGGATATGAAGGTCCAGGCATTGTTGCTTCTACCGATAGTCGTAGAAAAAGCAACCGTCTCCTGCCTTGCGAATCCGCGCGAGTCAGTTCCATAGACAATGGCTGACAGTGTTATGGTCTGTGTGGCAGGATTAACTCCGACATACGCCTGCAATATCACATCTCTCGGAGCGCCTGTGGAGAATGCGAAAGACTCAGTGAAATCAAAGTCGGAATAGTTAGTTCCGCTCCTGATCAGTGTGTTGGTGGAAACAGTGAGCCCGTTTACACGATAGGCGTCAGAGCTTGACGTGGCCAGGTTGTTCCATGTCTCTTGCCATGACCCTATCCCTGAAGAGACAATGAGGTTCCCAAAATATACGTTCCTCCACTGCCCACTCGATTGACCAATGTCAGAGGCCAAATTTCTCCCGTTCTGAATGTTCCCGTCATAGTCAATCCTAAACAGAGTAGTTGAAACCCCGTTCCTGAACTGACCTTGCGTGAAGAAGTCGGGAGACTCCCTCTTGTTTTCAACTCCGTACACCTGTTTTGTCCCACCCAAAAGAACAGCAAGCAGGATAAAGATACTCAGCGCTCTCGCGCCGTATTCAAAAAACTTCTTCATTGCGCTACCTCCCTTTATCTGCTCGATGGCCTGATAGTTTCGAGATTGGCGTCCTCAAACCTGCCCAGCTGACGCATCCCATTTTTGAACCGTTCCGCGACCTTCTGAAATTCAGGAGAGTTTTCTCTCCTTGCCATTTCGTTTACTGCCTTCCTGTACTGCGGGTCCATTGGGTTTGGCCTCAACATCACATGGCTTTTTGGGACCATGTTCTTTTGTAGCCATTCCTTATCCTGTTTGTTCCTGTTTTCCAGGGAAGCTCTTTCGTGCTTGTTTATGGAATCCGGCTGACCCTGCGCCAGCACCCTTTTCTGTCTCTCTATCGTCTCCCTTTCTGCGGGAGTGTTGACCCTGTCCGGGTTGTACAGGTTCCTGTGATTGATAACAGCCGTGTCGTCGGCGTTATCTTTGATGCTTGTCGTCAGGCTCTGCGTCTCTGCGGGCGTCAATATGCGCCTCACCCCTGGCCTCGATACTGTTTTGGTACTCATAATGGTACTCCTCCTTTCCAGTTTTTCAGCTGACTTCTGCGCCAAAAACAAAGCGCCAGTCAGAGAATCCGAATCCGTAGAACATGTAGGCCAGGTACTTGGCCACAAGTCCATCGAAGTCTTCGGCCTGCTTGAACTCCATGGGGTCAATCTCGTTCCAGATCGCAAACTCTTTTAAGAGCTCGGAATCAATGAGGAACCAGTTGTTGGTATCGGTAAGCCGTTTCAGGCTCAGCGATTTGTACTTGCCAACATGGAAGTTGCGGTTGTTGTTTGCGGTGTCAACCTTACCGTTGGACTTGATAACTTCATAAACCGCCTCATCCAGGTCCGGTGGATGAACGATCAGGTCAGGCTCCACGTCAAACACGTTCCCCCTGTTCGTGAGGAACTTGATCATGCTCAGCCGGTTGGCTTCCAGCGATACAGCGTTGAAAGCAGCTGTTCCACGGTTGCTCTGGCTCGGCCCGCCCTGGTTGCTCGTATGCGCAGCGCTGCACAGCTGCAGGGTGTCGTTGGTGGTGATGGATGTGTTGAAGGCGTTGTTGTACCCAAAAACCACATCGTTTGCGATGCGTCGGCGCCCAGCCAGCCCCAGCAACTTCGAGAACCCCTTGACCACGTTCAACTGATCGGTCCTCGCCAATTTCTTCTGGATTTTAATCCCCTTGGCGTATTCCTTGGCAGTGATGGTCATTTTGTAACCTTGTGCCACGTCGTCGTAGTCCACAGATCCCGTGAACTCGTCCATCAGACCCACGTCACCCATTTCGAGATAGGTTTCGGTGTCTTTGTTCGATTTACGCACGTCGAACAGCATGTCCCTTTCGGCCGGCACTTCCTTGTAGCCAACAGCGAAACTCTTATGCGCTATCGGTTCAAGAGCGTCAGCCCAATTTCCAGTGGTAATCATCTTGTCTCCTCCTTCATTCCCTCTCTCTACGGGTTAGTCAATAGAGTATGGGATTGCGTTTCTGAACATGATGTCCGCTTCAAAGCGAACAGTGGCCAGACTGTTTAGTCCCACCAAAGCAGAATCCGTCACCGGATTTAACTGCTTGATTCCGTCGTTCCTGATGATGTGAGAGTCAATGACAATGATGGGCGTCAATCCTGCCCCAGCCTGACTCCTCAACGACGTTCCGTCTGCGCTCAAAGCTCCGAACTGATGGAACCTGGGCAGAATCTTGATCAACCGTGAGGTCGTATCAAG